ATAAGCTTCTGATAGACAGCAATATAAAAGACCATTTGAAAAATTCATACTAATATAATTAGTTCCATTACCCTCTAATAAATCTGGCATTTTATTAAAATGCACTCTAAATCTATAGGTTGTATTAGGAACTGGAGAAAAGGCTATACGTCCAGATGTTGTATCAGACTCTCCTGTGCCTCCACCAAACATAGCATAGTATTTAGGTTGACCTTGAGCTGCTGATGTTCCTGTTACATCTTGATATTCTTGTAAGTAAGTATAATCTTTTTTTTCTAACCATCTATTAGCTCCTGTAGTTTCAGATCCTGCTGTGCTATAAACTTGTATACCTCTAATAAATAATGCACCTGCTGGGGCATTAATCGATTCTTGTCCAGCAACTAAATTACCTAATTGTTGTTTTCTATCAGCATCAATAGGTACATCTCTAAAAATTCTATATTGTGCATTTAAAATAATATTTTCTAAAACAGCATCTGTTAGGACATTTGAATCTGTTTCAGTATAACTTCTTATTTGTGTTTTTAATCCTGATGCACTTAACCCAGCCATTATTTAGACTCTCCTTCACATTTACACTCTTTAATTTTAAATAATTTAATAATAAAATTTTTTAATTTTTTTATCATGGTGTTATCGTAACTGGTCCTGCAGACACAGTTGGTCCTCCTGAATCTTCTGTTATACTAGGAGTTGCACCTAGTGTAAATGTATATTTATCTGTTGTTGTAACTGTTATACTAAATCCTGATGAATTTTCATAGGTTGTAAAAGCCACTCCTCCAGGGCTGCCTTGCACATTTCTAAATCTTACAGTATTACCAGTAGACCTTCCATGGTTAGGTTCTGTTACAGTAATTGTTTGTGATGATGCAGTTATAGAAAAAGGATTGTTTCCTAACATAGCAGCGACAGCTGGTTCTGTTCTATCTGGTCTAACATTTCTTAAAGATATAGAATCACCATTCATAGGTTTGGGCTCTAATTGTGGTTGCTTTGGTTCAAACTCTGATACATGCACAAAAGATCCATTCCATTCTCTAACCATTTCATTAAATGGAAACTCCATACCAGATCTATCTGATATTGCTTTTGCGTATTTACCTGTTGCGTATTTTGCCATTATGTTCCTGGGTAATAAGCTTTTGGTGTTATATATGTACTAGAAGCTGAACCATCTTCTGCTAATGCTCTAGCAAATTCATCTTCGTAATACAGTTTCATTTGTTGTGTAAGTTGTGGTTGATATTTTTGTGCAAGATAAAATGCTAAACCTGCTGTCATACAAGGCACAAATCTAAAAGGCAAATCAGTTGCATTTGTATAATCACCTACATCTTGAATTCTTTTTATATAATAAAAATGCATATCTTTAGATGCATTAGTTGAATCTGGTGTTGGATAGATATGTATTCTAACTTTATCTATAAATCTCTCTACCCAATATTGATTAGGTGTACCTTTAGATAATTTATTAGAAAAACCTGCATAAGTAGATCTATCTACTTTAGTCATCGGACTATCTGATTGTGTAGTTTGAGTTCGATTTGATCTTAACTGTGCTTCAAGGACATCTGACATTCCAAATACATTTGCTGGTGTAGATACAGCACTTGTGCCATCATCACTAGATCTAAAAAAATCATAGTCTGATTGACCTTCAATTAGATCCATATTAAGTTCATCTATTTCCCAATAATGAATACCTCTATTACCCCATTCTTGAAATAATATATTAAGAGATCGTCTTGCAGATTTTAATTGATAGCCTGCAACATTTTGCAATCCAATACGTTCAAAAGCATCTTCTACTATTTCATCAACAGCAAAAGTTTTATCGAACGTTGTTGTTCCCGAAGTGGTATTAGCCATTTACTACGCTCCTGTAATTGTCATGGTAACACTTCCGTCTGTTCCGGATGATTGTGTTAAAGTTGCACAAACTCCGTTTTCAAACAGTATACCAGAACCAGGTATGTAAACCTCTAAACCTTCTGTTTCAAATTTGTAAGTTGCCTTTAAATTACCAGATGCTGCATCACTTGTTGCTGCTGCATCATGTAAAAGTAAAACTGAACCAGCCTCACCTCTTCCTTGAATAGATGTAACTCTTGTTCTAGCTGCCCTTAAAACAGATATAGCTCCAGTAGTTTTATTTAATGTTGTTTGATCTGAATCCATATTTTCTCCTTAAAATTAAGATGTGGGGCCGAAGCCCCACACTAATTATTTATTAACTTACTGCCGCGCTAAATGGAGTTGCTGGTGTTCCAGTACAACCTGAAATCACATCAACTTTGTATTTACCCGAAGCAATAACTGTACATTCGATTTTTGCAAATGTTACACCACCTGTTGTAGTACCATTTAAAGTAATAGTATCAGATGTTGAAGCTGTTTCAAAACCAACCATGTTATCAGATGTATCATCAATAAATGATGCACTTCCGATTATAACGTCTGTCGCATTTGCAACTTGTACAACAAGATCTCCAGTCTTAGTAATTGAAGAAAAGATTTCAAATTTTGCACCAACATTAGATAGGTTGTTTAGATCAGCGCCTGGTCCTGCAATTGCAGAATCAGAATTTGCATTTGTCGCTGGTAATGTGTAAGTCACCGCTCCTGCTGCATCATTGTGTACAATTTTTCCCGAATGAGAAGCAACTGTTAACGAGATGCTAGAATCAGCGTCTACGACATTAGCTGGACCTGTAGTAATAAATCCTGCTTTGGATGTTACCGGTCCTTGGAACGTAGTATTTGCCATGTTTATATCCTCCTAGTTTTCCGAACATAGTCTCTAGGCCGTCGACTATACGCGTCTATGTTCTAATTAATTGTATAGTGATAAAACTATATACTACATTTTAGTAGAGTGCAAGAGAGCCTGTAGTGTGGATTGGTTTTTTCCAACGATGTAGCTTTTTATTAAGTAGCTACAGAAACTTGTGGAGCGGCAGCTTCTATTCTATTTTCTGCATCAGCTTTTTCTGCTTCTGCAAGTTTGATCTGGCTAATTACTTCTCTGACTTTTCTGTCAATCTTAACCATATCGAGAGTATATCTACACTCTTTCAGATGCTCCTGCTCCCATTGAAGATCTAGTCCCTTCTTTGTTGTGTAAAGGGTCTCCAGTTGTTGCATTATCGCCTCCATCTATAACCTCCTCATAGGTTATTCTATTTACTCTTGGATCATGCATTTCTCCAAGAGATTCCCATTTTATATCAGATTTTCCCAATCTGTCAATGATAGCATTTTCTATATCTATGGGACCGTCTAAAGACTTAATAATAAAATCTGTTCTTAATTGATATGCAAATATTTGAACTCTGAATTTTTTCATTTTCTCACCGTGAATAATAAATGGGGCGGTTTTAAGGCCGCCCCATAAAATTTAGTTATTACGCACCAGGTGACGCAAAGATACCTCTAGGGTCTGATACTCCAAATGAGTATCTTTCTCTAGCTTTGTATCTAACATTACCAGTGTCGAAATCACCTTCCATTGCAGTTGTCAATGGAGCTCTTGTGAACATTTTCATACCATTTGGTACGTCTGTTAAGATATAGAACGCATCTGTATCTGTTAGGTAATTATTCACTCTATAACCTTGAGGAATCATACCCATTGATACGATTGCATTGATATCGTTATCAGCTGTTCCAGTTCTACCTTGAGATTTCATCAATCTCTCAGCTGTAAACTGAAGCTCCGAAGGAATAATCATTTTTACTCCTCTTGCTGCAACTCTAAGACCTCTTTCATCTGTCATCTTAGCGATGTCAATCATAGATTGCTCTAATGATGTTTCGTTAAGGTCCGCAGCTGTAGACAAAGTATTTTTAAAAGTACCTGCTACAGTTGGGTGTGAGTCACTAAATAGTACTACGCCATCACCTGATTTAAATGTACCGAAGCCATTTATTAAAGGTTCTACCGATTTTACTTGTTTAGCGTTTGACATTGATCTAGCTAAAGCTTTTGTATATCTCGCAGCAAGTCTATCGTAGAGATTATCTTCGATAGCTTCTTCTGTGATAGCAAATGCTAAAGCTACAGTCTCGTGAGTGTAACGAGCTGTGAAAGTTTCT